CTCGGTGGCAGGAGAAGCGGACGGCGGAGGCGGAGTGGGCTGCCGAACTCGAGAAGATTCTCACCGTGCTCGGCGGCTGGGGTGGCCGGTGGTACTGCGGCGGGTGCGACTCGGCGCAGACCGGGGCGCCACCGTTCCCGGACCGGCCGGGGCGGTGCGCGGCGTGCGGGCCAGGGGGCGGGTTCGTACCATGCCCGGCGACACACGGGCAGAGAGCGTGCCCGCTGTGCCGGGGGATCGGCTACGTAGAGGAGCTCGCACTCTAGCTACTGCGCTAGCGGCGCGATAGGGTTGTGTTCGTGCGGCCTGGCGAGACGCGCCCGCGAGGCTGAGGCGGTGTTCGGTGCCTTCGGCCCTCAGTGGCGGGAGTACAACAATAGGCAGGATCAGAGACTCTGGAAAGGGGGAATCGTGAAGGCGAAGGAGTATGAGGTTCTGAGGCGGGCGGTCGAGGAAGGGTGCGCGTACGGCATCCGCCGGTACTACAAGCACAGGGGATCGTGCCCGACACCGCTCGCGCAGGAAGAGATCGGTGCCGAGATCGCGGACAGCGTCGTGAACGCGATCTGCGAGTGGTTCGAGTTCGACGACGCTCCCGCGGAGAAACTGGACAGTGAGAATCGCCCCGCCTAGCTGGCTCGACTACCTGACCGCGTTCGCCGTCGCCGTCGCGATCTGGTTCGCCGCTACGGCCGGACGTCCGTGCCCCGGACGCGGCTTGCCAGGTACGCCGCCTCCTCTCGGATGTAGCCGACGGTGACGACGACGGCGCCGGCGGCGAGGAAGAAGACGGCGACCGACGCGAGGAGGACGAGGATACCGGCGCCTGTCGCGATCGCCGCGAGTTCGCCGGCGTAGAACCAGCCGACAGAGACCAGGTATCGAAATCTCTGCACGTTACCTCCGCTTGTTCGCCCCTTGTATCTTCTCGAACGTCCGCAGCCCGCCGAGCCCGAGCATCCCGAGGAGAACTGGCATCAGCGTGTCTACCGCGAGCGCCGGGAGCGGCGGGAGGTGGACGCCGGCCGCGACGAGCGCGAAGTTCAGGAGCGGGAGCGCGACGAAGTTCCACGCGAGCGACGCGCCGCAGACCCAGCCGACGAACGGCCGCCACCCGGAGACGAAGATGCTCTCGGACTTCGCCTCCTCCGCGTTGACCGCGAGCTGCGCCTGGACGACGGACCAGTCCGCCTTCGCGAGCTCGAGCTCGGCCTGCGCCCGCAGCGCCGGGTCCGGGATCACCCGGTCGAGGACCTTGCCGAGAAGGTCGGCGACCGGGCCTATCAGCAGCGGGAACACTAGTCCGCCCCCGTCCGCATCATCCTCGCGAGCGTCTCCGCCCGCCCCTTGACCTGCCCCGCCCACGCGCTCGCGAGCATCTCCGCCGCCGCCTCGTCGAACTTCCGCGCCGCGACCGCCGCGAGCGCCGCCTTGAACTTGAGGAGGCCGGGGACGCCGAGGTTGAACGCCATGTCCGCGAGGACCCGTTGGCGGACGTCGTCGAGCGAGCCGAAGCACGGGACGGCCGCCCGCAGGTGGCCCTCGACGCGGTCGACGTCTCCGTCGAGGAGACCCAGCGCCTCGTCCTCGGTGACCCCGACGTCGTCGAGGTTTCGGCCGACGCCGATCGTCAGCTTCCCGACGGTGTCCCGGTAGGGCTTCAGGCGCAGTCCCTCGTGAGCGACGAGTTGCTTCCGGAGGCGGTCGCGGTTCACGGCTGCTCCTCGAGACGCTCGACGCGGCGGTCGAGGTTGACGACGTCGCGGCCGACCTCGGCGAGCTTGACGACGGTCCGAAAGAGGACTCCCGCGGTCGAGAGGAGCCCGCCGACGATCAACGCCTGGAGGATGCCGCTGCCCATGTTCTCTCCTACTCGCGGAGGGCCGCGTACGCCGCCGCGACCTTCTTCCCGTACGCGAGGGTCTTCGGGCCGTGTTGCTTCGGCGAGGGCCCGCCGTGGTAGAGGCGCGCCGCCGCCTCGATGTTGCCGCCGGTCTGGCCGAGGAGGTCCCGGTAGAGAAGAGCGCCCGCGATCGTGTTGTCTGTCGGGTCGGTGATCCTAGGCTGCTTCCCGGTTACCCGGCGCACCCCGTCCGCGTACGCCGCGAACGTCGCCGGGAGGAGCTGGAGGAGGCCGACGGCGTGCTTCTCGCTCCGGGCCCCCGGGTTGAAGTTCGACTCGACCTTCGCGACGGCCTTCAGGAGCGTCGGGTCGATGCCAGTCCGGGCGCCGACACTCCCGAAGACGTCGTCGAACCGGCTCGGCGGCCCGGCCGGTAGCGTCGTCGTCGGGCTCGCCGGTGGGGCGGGTGCGGTAGGCCCCGGGGCCGGCTGCGCGCCGAGGTCGACGCCCTCCGTCAGCGCCTCGAACGTCACCGGGCTGCCCGCGCCGAGCAGCTCCCGGGCCCCCCTCAAGGCGGCGCTCCCCGCCCGGCGGACCTCGCGCGTGACCGCGGCGGCCTGCTCCTCCTTCGTCGCCGACTGGTACTCTGGGTCCGCGAAAAGGTCGCGAAGAAGAACGACGCGAAACGCGCCGGTAGACTTCCTGATCGCGAAGTCCGAGGCGTCGTCGAGCGGGACCTTCTCGTCGCCGACGGTAACCGACTTCGACCGGCGGAGCGGCTCGATCTGGACGCCGACGCGCGCGAGCTCCTCGCGGACCGGGTCGGCGCGGACCGGCGAGACCTTCGGAACGAGGAGGGCGCCGGGGCCAGTCGGGTGCTCGATCGGCTGGCCGAGCGCGTCGAGCTTCGGCAGGAGCTTCTTCGACTCGCCCGGGACGTTCCGCTGTAGCCCCTGGACGACGCCGGTCGCCTGCCGGACGTACGGGTCGGTCGCCCGGGTGACGTTCCGCTGGAGGCCGACGAGAGGGATCAGCCCGGACGCGAGGTTCTGGACGAACGCCTCGCCGTACCGCTCGGGGTCGTTCAGCGCCTCGAAGACGGCGGAGAGCGACGTGAGGTAGCTCTGGTCGAGGAGCGACTTCCCGACCTGGCCGACGATCGTCCCGACCGTCTCCTGGTTGATCTTGCCGCCCGACCGCCGGTACGCGTCCGCCGCGTTCGCGACGATCGTGAACGGGAGGACGAGCGGGCCGGCCTCGGCGTAGCTGACCCACCTGTCCCCGATGAGGATGCTGTTCGGCTGCTTCCCGGCGCCGTAGAACGCGTCGCGCTCGCCCGCGTCCGTCGGCGCCGCGCCGGTGATCTTCCCGGCCGCCGCGAGCCACGCGACGGGGACGAGGAGCGTCGACCCGAGGACGGCCTCGCCGACCCGCTGCGCGCCCGCCCTCCCCGGCCCCGCCCCCTTCATCAGGAGCCCGGCCGGCGAGAAGTGGAGCCCCTGGCGGAAGATGTTCGCCGGCGTCCGGACGAACGGGACGAGGAACGACCCGCCCGGGACCGCGTCGCGGAAGGCGAGGAGGCCGCGGGCGACGGCGTTGTCCTGCTCCTGGAACGTCACCCGCCTCGAGAACTCCTCGGCCTGCGTCATCAGGTCGGCCGGTTTCTTGTCGAGGAGGTCGGCGGTCAACGCCGACGTCCGGTCGAGGAGCTCCTGTCCGTCGAGCCCCTCGGCGAGTGCCTGCTTCCGGGCGCGGGCGAACGCGCCCGAGTGCAGCTCCATCGAGAAGCCGAGTCCGCGGAAGAACTCGTCCGCCGCCCCGAGCGCCCGGCCGACGACGTTGACCGCGACACCGCCTGGCATCTCCGCCGGCCGGACCTCGAAGTCCTGGACGTCCGAGAGCGAGAAGCCGTTCCGGAACATGAATGCCATCTTGTTCCACGCGTCGGGGAGCGCGTGGTACATCTGCTGGAGCTGGATCGGCGCCTCGCCGAGGAAGACCTCGCGCTGCCGCCCGGTCAGCTTCGCGCCGGCAGCGTCCGCCGCCGCCGCGAACGGCGTCGTCGCCGGCCGGAGCGCGAGGTTGACGGTGTTCGAGACGAGGTTCCGGACGTGCGTCTGCGGCCCGGACAAGATGTTCGTGTAGTAGTACCACTTCAGCTTGTCCTTCCAGTCCGGCCGGTACATGTCCCGGAGCTGGCGGTACTGGCTGACGGGGTCGTTCGGGGAGGCGGCGATCACCTTCGCGATCGAGTCCGCGTCGACGCCGAGGCGGCGGGCGGCGAGGATCGCCTTCGCGTCGCCGACGTCGAGCGCCTTCGCCTGCTCGCGGAGGATGTTGAGGGTCCGGCCGGCCTCGGCCCGCGCGCCGGAGTACGAGAAGAGGACGTTCGCGAGCCGGGTCGACGCCCGCTGGAGGTCGAGCTTGACCGCGTCGTCCCCCGGGTTGGCGGCGACCTCTCCGGCGAGTGCGGTCACGCGCTCCTGGAGCGGCGCGACGAGGTTGACGACGTGGCGCATCTGCTCGGCGTTGAGCGCCGTCCCCTTCGGGAGCGGCCTCGAGAGGTCGAGGACGAGCTCCTGCGCGAGTGCGTCCGTCCGCTCGATCGACTGGACGCTCCGGCTGTGGGCGAGGAGGTCGTCGCCGGCGTCCGCGATCGTCGCCTTGAGCGACGTCCTCTCTAGGTCGCCGAGGTGCGGGAAGAGGCGGTCGACGCTGTCCTGGAGCTCGGTGACCCGCTCGGGCGGGGGCGCCGTCTTCGGTGGGACCTCGCCGGCCAGCCCGGGGACGCGCTGGAAGAGCGGGCCCTGCGCCTCGGCCTCGACCTCTTTCGCGACCGCTCGAGCCTCCGCCGGGGCGCCGGGGACGTGCGCCGCCCGGCCGACGATCAAGCCGGCTCCGCCGCCGAGGACGGCTCCGCCGGCGGCCCCGCCGAGCGTCTGGGCGATCCCGGCCGGCTCCCCCTCGCGGGCGATCGACTCCGCCTGGGCCGCGAGCGCGCCCTGCGTCGCGCCCTCGGCCGCGTGGAGGAGGACCTGCTTCGCGACGGTCAGCCCCGGTCGGGCCGCCGCCCGAGCGAACGGGCCGGCGGGGACGGCCGCGAGGACACCGGAGAGCGCGATGTCCATCGGATCGAGCGGCTCACCGAGTATCTTCTCGGCGAGCGCCGCCCCGCTCGCGCCCCCGGCCGCCGCGCCGGCGACGGCGCCGACGGGGCCGCCGACCGCCGCGCCGCCGATCCCGCCGACGATCGGTCCGACGACCCGGGCGGCGAACGCCGCGCCGCGGCGGGCGAGTCCCGGCCCCTCTGGCGCAGGCTGACCGCCGACGAGGGCGAGGAGCTCCTCGTCCGTCGGGTCGGCGATGTCGGTCTCGACCTCGAACGTGCCCGAGTCGGTCGGGACGCGGAAGCGCGGCACCGGCTACTCCAGCCGGGTAACAGAGCCGGCGAGCTTGCGCGGCGGGGCGGCCGAAGCGGCGGGGACGGAGGTGATTCCGGTCGTCGTCGGCGTAACCGTCGTCGACGCTGACGTCGTCCCTTGCGGGAGGCCGGCCGGCTCGGGGGCGGGTTGCGCCTCGACGGGCGGCGCCCCCGTCGGGAAGAAGCGGTCGGCCATAGACCCGATCTCGTCGGGGGAGAGGAGCCGGCTGCGCCCGAGACGGTCCTTCACCTGGCGGCCCGCCATCCTCCCGATGAACGCCGCGCGGTTCTTCGCGTTCGGGTCCTCCTGCGCGAGCCCGATCTTCTTCGTCTGCGCGATGATCTGCTGCGTTCCCGCCCGGTACCGCTTCGCTTCCTGGACCTGTTTCGTGAACTCGATCACCTGCGCGCCGTCGTACCCGAGCTCGATGAGGCGCTGCTGGGCGGGGAGCGGGTCGTCGTCCGCGAGCTGCTGGACCATCGGATCGCTCAGCGAGTCGTAGATGTTCCCGAACTTCTCGTAGTTCGTTACGACCTTCATCAGGAGCGGAGAGGTCACTTCGTACCCGAGCTTCTTGAAGCCCTCCTCGAAGAAGTCCTTTCGGAGCTCCTTCGGGACCGTCTTCCCCTGCGACATGAGGTTAAAGAAGCCGGTGAGCTGCTGCCGCGCCTCGCCCTGCCGGCGGGCGAGGTCGGTCTCCTCCTGCCGCTTCTCCCGGTTGTACCCCTGGACGAGCTGCGCCTTAAGCTGGTCGGCCTTCGTCGGGTCCCCGGAGACCATTCCGATCGAGAAGTCTCGCGCGACGTCCGCGACGCCCGTCGGCCGAATGCCGAGGACGTCGCCGTACCGGTCCGCGAGCGCGGGCCCGAGAAGCCGACGGGCGATCGTCGCCGTCGCCGCCTGGGGGAGCGGGGCGCCGCCCGAGAGCGCGTTGATCCGGTCCGTCATCGAGTCTGCCATCTACGCTCCTAGCGCCGCGGCGTTGCCGATCTTGCCGCCATACCCGATGAGACCCGCCGTCGCCGGGGTGCCGAGGTCGTTCGGGCTCGTACTCGGCGTCGCGGCCGTTCCGCGGAGGTATCGGTCGAGTTTGCCTCCGTAGGTCGTTACGACGCCGCCGAGGGTGTTCGCGCTCCCGGCGAGGGCCCCGCCTATCCGGCTCTGGCGCTCCGCGTCGCGTTGCGCCTGCCTGTCGGCGTACGCCTGGTCGGCAAGCGCGGTGTCGACCGCGAGGCCGCGCTCCCGCTGCATCGTCTCCGCCTGTGTGTTGCGCGCGTTCGCCGCGCTCTCGAGGTTCTTCCCGAGTTGGGCGCGGAAGTCCGCCGGGAAGGCGAGGTTCTTCAGCCGGCCGGTCGTCAGGTCGGCGAGGGCGCTCGCCCGGCGCTCGGAGAGCCCGGCGTACCCCTCGATCGACTGGCGGTTGTACGCCGCGTACGCCTCCGACCGCTCGCGGTCGAAGTTCGCGAGCGCCTGGGAGCCGGCGGTCGACGTCTCGTAGTCCGGGCCCATCTGGTTGAGGAGCCGCTGGCGGAGGTTCCGCTCGCGCTCGTCGAACGAGCTCTTGAGCGTCGGGTCGAGCGGCTCCTTCCCGGCGAGGGCGTCCGAGAGGTGGAGGTTGAACGAGTCGAGGGCCGAGCCGAACGCGCCACCGGAGCTCCCGGTCGGGTCGGCGACGCCGGCGATCGACTTGAAGCCGACGATCCGGCGGCCGACGGCGCCGCGCTGCTCGACGTCCTTCGAGAGGATCGCCGTCTGCCGGTCCGCGAGATTTGTCGCCCGGGTAAGCCGGCGCATCTCGCGCTTCTTCCCATGCATCGCCTGCGTCTTCGCTTTTCCGCGGAGTCCCTTCCCCGGCTTGCTCGCCTGGAGCGCGGCCCGCTGCTCCCGGAGCGAGTTCGAGTCGGACTGGGCCTTGTTGAGGGCGTTCGACGCGTCGGCGTACCCCGTGTCCTCCGGCCGGTCGTAGATCGGCTCGAGGCCGAGCGCCGCGTACATCGCCGGCTCGAGCTGCTTCCCCTGCGCGAGTGAGTCGTCGAGGATCGACCGCTCCGCGTCGAGCATGTCCCGGCTCGTCCGGTTGAAGAGTCGCTCACGGAGGCCGGGGGCGAGGGCGGACGCGCCGCCCCCACCACCTCCGCCGCCCGATCCCGCCGTCGCCTGCATCACCGTCCCGGCGACGGCCGCTCCAGCGACCACAACTGCCGCGGTCGCGGCTAGGCCGGTGTGCTCTTCGTACTCGTGTCGCATGTGCGTAGCTCCTTGAAGAAGGTGATGAGGACGAGGCGCCCGTCTTCGACGGTAGACCCGAACCCGTTCGGCGGCATTGCCGCATGGAGAAGGTAGGCCGGGATGAGAACGAGCCGGTTGTACTTCATCTGTGCAAACTCGACGACGCGCCAGGCGTCGTACCGGCTGTGGTCCCGGTGCCAGACGGCGAACTCCTCGTCCGTCTCCGGGTGCCGATCGAGGCCGGTCGTGAGGTGCTCGACGATCGCCGTCCCGCTGTACGCGGGCGGCGCCTCCGAGAGGTAGAGGAGCGCCATCGCGTCGCAGAGCTTCGAGTCCGTGTGCGCCCAGTGCGGAGTCTTCGTCGCCGCGGTGCTCAGGCGGAAGAAGGTCACGTACGGCGTGACCGGGCCGACTAGCTGGTATATCTTCGTGTAGAGCGCGCCGCCGAGCCAGTCCGGGACGTCGAAACCCATGTTTTCGTACGTCACGCCGTCCGGGCCGACCATAGGCCCGAGGGGCATCCGGAGCGCGCAGTCCCGGATCCGGTCGACCTCCGGGAACGCGTCGTCGATCGTGATTATCCGAGCCACTTATAGAAGATCGTCTCGAAGGGCGTGTAGCCCCTCGTGGTCAGGAGGTCGGCAACAGGTGTGAGGTGGAGGATGACGCCCATGCTCACCCGGAGCGCGCCGCGGCTCCTGGCGTACCGCTCGAACAGCTCGAGGAGCGCGTCGCCGACACCCCTCCCACGGTACTCCGGCTTGACGAACCACCACGTCTCCTGCGCGACGGCCGACCCGTTCAAGTCGTTCGGGACGAGGTAGGCGGAGAGCCCGCCGACCGGCCGCCCGTCGTCGGACGCGAGGATGACGAAGCCGACGTCGATCTCGAGGAAGCGGGTCCAGTTCTGGACGAATGCCGCCGGGTCGATCTGGATGACGGGATTCGCGATCGCCGCCTCGAACTCGAGGACGAGGGGGAGGACGCCGGGGACGTCGGGCGGGTCGAGGAGGCGGTACTCGATCATGCTCGTCGGATGTAGGTTCCGGTGCTTAGGGTCGGGTTCACGACCGTCGCGTCGGGGGTCACGCTGAACGCGCTGGGGAGCGCCGCCGACGCCGTCCCCGACGCCTGGTTAGCGGAGAGCGTGATGATCGGGGTCAGCGTCGTTCCCGACTGGCTGAAGCCGTACGGGGCGTACGCCTGGCCGAGCCCGGCGGCGGCGAGCGGGCCGCCCGCGCGGAACGCCGCATTCTCCGTGAGGACGCCTAGTCCGCCCCCGTCGCAGTGCCAACCTATCCCGATCCACTTGTGCGACGTCGTAATCGCGATTGAGTCCGAGACGAAGGCGAGCGTTGTACCCTGCGCGTGGGCTGACCCCTGGTACAGGAGCGTCGTCGGGAAGAGCGTATCTGTGTCGAGGCCGTAGATCACGAAGTACGTGTTCGGCGGCGTGCCCGGCGAGCTCGCGAAGCGCATGACGGCCCCGATGCTCGTCCACGAGATGCTCCCGCCGCAGAACAGCGGCCCGATGTTCGTCAGGGCGGCGACCGTACCCGAGTTCGAGCTGATCTTCTCGTTCGTGCCGGTCTGGAGGCACATCGTCTCGCAGTAGTACCTGCCGCCCGCGTACGGGCGAAAGATCTCGGCCGGCTCCGGCTCGTCGCCGAGTCCCCCGCCCCCGAACCCCGGCGGGGGAACGCTCCCCCCGATGACCCCGCCACACCGCTCCGCCATCAGACCGGCCTACTCTGATCTTCGTTCCCGGCCGTCATCCAGACGATCGCCGCGAGCACCTTGAAGTCCTCGCCCGCGACCGAGTTCGAGCACGCGAGGGAGAGCGTGTGCCCGTCGCCGCAGTTGAGCTTCTTTCGCTCCCGCCTCTTCGTCGCGTCGAACGTGAGCGTCTGCCGGATAGCCTGATCGACGTAGACGTCGACGGTCAGCGTCCCGGCCGCGACCGGGTCCATGACCATCTCGAGCTCGCGGAAGTTCTTCCGCTTCCCGCGGAGCTCGCCCGCGACGTGGGAGAAGTCGAGGTGCGGCGTCTGGAAGAGCCCGACGTACCCGGCCGCGTCCTTCGACCGCGCCGCTTGCTCCTGGAGGTAGACGAAGTTCGCCTCGCCGGTGACCGGACGCTCGACCGTCGCCGTGTCGCGTCGGGCGGCGACCGCCCCGGCCGCGTCCCGGCGCGAGTAGCTGAACTTGACCGGCTCGTCCGCCGCGCCGCCGAAGTCGAACTTGAGGACGAGGTTGTTCGTCAGCGAGCCCGCGGCGGGGACGGCGAAGATCGCGAGCTTCTTGTGTTGATACCAGACCGACTGGACGAGGTCGAGCCGCGAGAGGTTGACGTTTGTCCGGAGCCAGTCCGCGAGCCCGAGAGCGTACGAGAGGTCGGACGCGCGGGTCCCGCCGAGCGTGTCGACCGCGGAGAGGAGGTGGAAGGAGCCGTCCGCCGCCATGAACAGGACGTCGTCGTCGATCGAGAGCGCCGCGTACGGGGACGGCGCGCACCCGATCGCGCTCGTCTTCAGCCGGATGCACCAGTCGATCGGCTGGTCGGTGTTGTCGCAGAGGTAGGCAATCCCGCGCGGGTACTTCCAGAAGAAGACGACGCCGTTGAACGGGAGGCCACACCAGACGCGGTCGCCGATCGACGAGTAGACCCGGAAGCTCGCCGAGCTCGCGCTCGTGAAGTTCTCGTTGTTGTCCGCGTCGCCGACGTAGACCCGGTGCGGATCGTTCTGGTTCCCCCAGCCGGCGAGGCGGTTCGAGTACCAGAGGCCGTTGACCGGCTGGTTCGCGCCGGTCCAATCGGCCGGCGGGGTCGAGATCGTCGCGCCGGCGAACGTGTCGCCGTTCAGGACGCGGACGGCGTCGCGGCCCGAGAAGTAGAAGAGCTTCCGGGGGAGGGCGGCCGCCTCCTTGCCGCCGGCTACGAAGCGGCCGGGGGTGAGGCTCTTCGTCAGGCCGGAGATCGGGTTCGACGAGTCGAGGTTGCCGTTGATCTCGAGGTAGATCTTCCCGTCGTCCGCAGCGGTCACGAGGCGTTGCTCGCGGAGGACCGTGTACGCGACGGCGGCGTTCGCGGTCAGCCACGCGGCGGCGGTCGTCAGCGCGGTGTCGCTCGCGACGGCGATCACCCGGATCGTCTCGTTCCCGACCCGGATGCTGTCCCCGACGTTGACCGCGGTGGTGAACGCGGTTCCCGCGCCGGCGACCGACTGCGACCCGACCGACGTCGTGATCGTCCCGGCGCCGGCGGCGGTGCTCCCCGGGTTCCAGTCGTAGATCGCCGTGATGTTCGGGACCGGCGACCCGGCGATCCCGGCGGCGTCGAGCTTCGTCGACCCGGCCTCCTTCCGGACGAGGGAGTCCTCCATCGTCAGCCCGCGGCCGTCTAGCAGCTCGGCGGGCGTCGCGCGGAGCCGGTTGACGCGGGCGACCATTCCCGCGCCGCCGAAGGGGAGCTCGACGAAGCTTGCCGGCGTCGCCACTCTACAACTTCGTCTTTCCTAGCACTGGTGGAATCATATCAAGAAAGTCTCCCCTTTTGGCTGGATGCGCCCCTTCCGGCTGCCGCTCTGCCGCATCCTCGTCCGGTAGACCCCGTACGTCATCGACGCGGCGGATAGCTGGTGTCGGTGCTCCTGGACGAGCCGGCGGACGCGCTCGCGGAACTCGGACGCTAGGTTCTGGGCCTTGTCGTCTCCCTTGTCGAACGCGAGGAGCATCGCCGCCCCGACGGAGAGGACGGCGCGGTGGTGCCGGGGAGGGAGCGGCTCCTCGCCCTGCGCCGCCGCGAGGTCGGGTGGCATGAAGATGTAGTCGTACTCGAGGCGGTACGGCCGCGTGTCGTACGAGTTGAGCTGGATGCGCCGCGGCTGGATCATCGCGGCGGCGATCGGTGGCGACCTGAAGAACGTCCCGAACGGGTACGCCTGGTCGTGCGCCTCCCGGGTCCCGACCGGGATCGGGTCCTGGTAGATGCTGTGGAGGTACGGGGCGCCGGCGAACCGGAGGAAGTCCGGGGCGAGGTTGTACTCCGGGTTGTACGCGACGTAGCTCGCGGACGTCTGCGTCGCCTCGGGCCAGGGGAGGTCGAGGGCCGCCGATGTCGTCCCGATAGTGTGGCTGGCGACGACGGGGACGGTCGGGAGCTTCGATACCTCGAGGCGCCACCCGGCGATGGAGACGGCCGGGGCGTCCGAGAAGGAGACGGCGGTGCTCCCCTGCGTGACGGTGACCGTCCCGGTCTCGATCAGCGCGTCGGTGTTGAGGGCGCCGCGCGGCTGCTTCCGGGCCCACCAGAAGTCGGTGATTGGGAGGTCGACGACGTGCGCGTAGATGCCGGCGGACGTCGCGAGGTCGCGGCCGACCGCGACGCCGCCGCCGATCAGGAGGTCCTGCTGAATCCGGTTCAGGTAGTCGAGCGCCTTCGCGTAAAGGGCGGACGAGGACGACGCGGGCTCGCCGGCCCGGAAGAGCGCGTCGAGGCGGAGGTCCTCGGTCGTCGTCAGGTTCGCCATCGGCTAGGCGTAGACTTCCCAGCCGGCGCGGCGACCCGGCTTCCTCTCCGGGTCCGTGTCCTGGACTCCGGCCCCGAGCATCGCGTCGCGCATCGACAACTCGCGGTGCTTCGGCGGGTGGTACTCGATGTCGAGGTTCGTCCCCTTCGCCTCCGCGAGGACGCGGGCGGGGACGTCCTTCGGGTCGAGGACCGCACCGGCGTCGTTGACGAACTGCCCGAGGTGGGTGAGCGAGACGGCGGGGAAGTGGTCCGGGTTCTCCTTCCGGTCGAAGCGGCTGTCGAACCCGTAGAGGACGGGGGACGACTCCCAGCGGCGGACGACCTGACCGACCTCGGCCGGCTTTGCGGGCTTCTTCGCTCGGGGCATAGGACCTCCTGCGCGGCTACTCGCGGCGCGGTTACGAGGCGGGGGCGGCCGCGGGCGCCGCCCCGGTCTCGGTGAACGGAACTAGATCGTGGTGATGAGCGTCTGCCCGGTCGCGGGCCCCTTCTGGGTGCCGGCGAGGGCGAACTTGATGTACGGCGTCGCGGTGATCGCCGCGCCGAAGGCGGTCGTCACGTTGAGCTGGACGCCGGCGAAGCCGAGCGGAACGGACACGGGGCTGCCGGGCGTACCGGAGATGCTGACCGTGAGGAGGTTCAGCAGCTTGTCGACGAGAGCGTCGATACGCTGTGAGACGATCTGCCCGACCGTCGCGGCGGCCGGGACGGTGAACGTGTTGATGTCGACGGCGGCCGAGCCGTCACCCGGGTTGTACTGCAGCTTGAGGACGCCGACCGCGCCCGGGTCGGTGACGATGCTCTGGAACCCGTACTCGACGATCTTGAGGGACTCGCACACCGGGATCTGCAGCTTGACGCCGGTCGTGTTGAAGTCCTGCGCGGGCGTACCACAGAGGACCTGGTAGATTAGCGACATGGTGTTCTCCTGCCCACGGTTCGCATCCTTCCGCGGCCGAGGCCGCCCGATTCTCGTGGGCCGTTCGGGAAAGGGGGCGGCCGGGCCGCCCCCGCTCCGGGTTACGCGCTACGTATTACGCGCTGGTGACGTGGATCACGCGGGTCGTTCCCTTGGAGGTCGGCTCCGTGGTCGCGCCCGTGAAGATCGTGTTGAAGCCGAAGAGCCCGTACCAGGCGATCGACTTGAAGCGGCCGTGCCCCGAGGGGAGCGCGGCGCGGAGGTGCGGCGCCTCCGCCTCGATCATCCCGACGCCGTCCTGGCCGAAGACGACCCCGCTCCCGAAGGAGTTGGAGCCGACGTACGGGAGGCCGGTCGCGTGGTTCGTCTCGATGAACCGGATGCGCTCGACGGTCCCGATCTCACCCTTGACCTTGATGCCGGGGTTCGTGTACTGGTTCCAGGAGACGAACTGCGAGTCCCGCCGGAGAGCGGTGAGGCTCTTCCCGCGCGAGATGTAGATGTAGTTCTCCCCCTCGAAGTACGGGATGTTGAGGCGGTCGAACATCAGGGAGGAGATGTCCTCGACGTGGAAGTAGTTCAGGCCCGCCTGCGCGGTTCCCGACGCGGTGCCGTTGAAGGTGATGCTCGAGGTCGCCGGGCCGGTCGGGACGTACTTGACGTTGCTGTCGTCGTAGTTGGTCAGTGCGAGCGTGTCGAGGACGAGCCGCTTCTGCTCCATGAGCGTCCGCTGGATCAGGTTCTCGATGTTGTACTTCGCGAGGGTCTCGAGCTTCCCGGTGTAGGGGACGGCGACGCCGTACTCCTTCACGACGAAGGTCGAGGTCGCGAGGCTGAAGGAGACCTCGGGGATCGGGCTGAGTTCGGACAGCTCGGCGCTGGCCGGCTCGGCGATGTGGGTGAAGCGGGTGAACGTGAGCGTGTCGCCCTTGTTCTTCCCGAACTCGCTCTGCACCTCGACGAAGCGCATCGCGACGGAGTTCTCCAGCGCCGTCTCGTAGACGTCCGCGGAGAGCAGGTTGTTCTTGAACGTCCCCGTCGGGACGTCGAAGTCCCAGGAATAGGCCATCGGTTACTTCTCCTTGCGCGGCTCCCGCCCGTTCATCTTCTGGCGCTGCCTGGCGACCCACGAGGCCGCCGAGAACTCCCGGTTGGGGGCGTCCTCGGCCTTTCCGCGGGGCACCGGGCCGGCGCTCGACTCGACGCGCGGCGGTCGCCGGTTGTTGGTCGGTGTCTTGTCTGCATCTCTCCCGGCGGCGCGGAGGCGGACCAGCCGCTCGTCCGCGAGCTCGGCGAGGCGCTCGTAGGCGACCTCGGGGTCGAGGCCGTCGATCTCCGTTCGGTTCTCCGTGTACGCCTGGGCGACGATCGGCTTGATGTCGGGGTGGTCGAGGTAGTCGTACCCGCGGTAGAAGCCGTCGGCCCAGTCCTTCTGGGCCTGCGCCTGTTGGGTGCGCGTCTCGACCTCCTTGACAAACGAGAAGTGCTTCCGCTCGAGCTCCGCCATCTGGCGCGCCGTCTTCGCGGAGTGGTAGTCGTCGTACTGACGCTGCCACGCGGCGATGTCGCGGGTCGCGAGGAGCGGGTCGGGAGGGGTGAGCTCCACGTCCCCAGGGGTGTGCGGCTGGACGGAGGCGGCTCCCTCCAGCTTCGCGAGGCGCTCACGCGTCTTCGCGAGCTCGGACCCGAGGCGGCCGTTCGTCCCGCGGGCCTCGTTCTTGAGGCCCTCGAGGAGGGAGTACGTGTCGGGGTCGACGGTCACCGTCTTCCCGCGGTACCTGAACTCCCTGGCGGTCTCGGTCTGCTTCTCTGTGCCCTCTCCGGCCTCTTCGCCGTCGCCGGCGCCGAGCATGTACTCCTCGGCGCCCTTCCAGTCGACGGAACCCGGGGCGGGATCGGACCTCTCAAGCGGTAGCGTCATGGTGCTCCTCGTGGCGGCCGGGGCTCTACCCGGCGGTCTGGGCGCCGCCGTGCAGCGCGGCCCTCGCGTCCCCGGCCTTGCGCACCCGGTACTCGAGCGCATCTTGCAGGGCGGTGACCTCGACGAGGGCGGCGATGAATCGTACGGCGACGTGTGAGTCGCTTGCCGCGGACGGCGACTTGAACCAGTCGATCGCCTCGCGGATGATCTGGCGGGTACGCTCCGAGAAGATAGAGGTTCCCTGGCCGCACGACTCGCAGGTGCGAGCCGCCCGGTCGAGGAACTCCTGGGCCGCGGCGCCGTCGACGGCCTGCCGCTCGATCTTGGCGAGCTGCTTCTCGGTCAGCCCGGCCACCTAGTCCGCCTCGCGGAGGACGACTTCCTTCGCGTCGCCGCCGAACTCGAGGCCGACGCCGGGGCGGCGCTCGAGGGTCGCGACGAGGTAGCCCTGGTCCTGGACGGCGCGCAGCTCGCGCCCGAGGCGCTTGAGGACGGTGAGGTTCCCGTGGAGCGACGAGAAGAGGAAGTGCGCCCACTCCGGCGCGTCCTTCATCGGGGACGCGGCGTTCCGCTCGAACCACGCGGCGGCCTCGGCGGACTGGTCCTCGACGTTCAGCCACTCCGCCTCGGACCACCCCGTCGTTTCATACTCCGGCTTGTTCCGCAGGACGCGAGACAGCATCATCGAGACCTCCTGGACCTTCTCGTTGGCGTCGAGCAGGAGGAGTATCCACCCCTGCCGGCCGTGCTCGGCGGCGATCTTCGGGCCCCAGACCTGCCACCACTCCTGCCAGTCGGCGGCGACCGCGAGGGAGCTGAGGCCGCGCTCGTCCCTGAGCTCGTGCTTCATCGGCCGGCCGCGGCCATCTTCTGGAACGAAGCCTTACCGTACTTCTTCCGGCCGATCGCGGCGGCGACGGCGCCCGGGTCGCGGACGCCCCCGCGCTTCGCGATCTTCGACTTGAGCGCGGCGAACCGCTTGCCCGACCCGAGCCGCGGCTTCCCCGGGTTCGGCCTGCCGATGTCCGGGTGGCGGGCGCTCGAGTCCCTCGAGATGAACTGCTTCTCCATCATCGGCCGACCCTCTTGTAGCCGCCCGACGGCGTCAGCCGATGCGCGCGCTTCATCGAGAGAGCGATCGCGACCGCCTGCTTCTGCGGCTTCCCCTCGCGGACGAGGTAGCTGATCTTCTTCGAGACGGCGCCGTCCCCGGGACTCTTGCGCCGCCCGCCCCCGAGCGTGTGGCTCTTCGCGGCGGCCGGCAGGTCCTCGAACGTCCCCGGGTTCGGCCGCCCGATGTCCGGGTGCCGGGCGGAGCTGTCGCGAGAGATGAACTGCGTCTGCCTCACGGCATGTACGTCCCGCCCCGGGACTTCTTCGCGCGCCGGGCCTGCCCGGCGGCGTAGAGCTCCTGCCCGCGGGCGTTCGGGTCGAGTCGGGCGGCGCCGACGACGTCGCGTCGGTTCTGCTTGGCCGCGACGCGGGCGGCCTGCCCGGCGGCGCGGACGCCGGCCCGGGAGGCGCCTGCCTGCCGGGCCGAGCTCGCCGCGGAGAGCCGGGCGGCGCGGACACTCCCGCGGAGATTCTGGCGGGCGGCGGTTACCGGGTGCTCGACTAGGTACGCCTGCCGCTTGGTTCCCTTCGGCGTGACGATGTCGTTGTGGCCCTCCTTGGCGAACCGGCCCTGCCGGAAATGGCCGAGGTACGAGAACATGTCTCCGTTCTGGTTCTGCATCGGTCCTCCTAGCGTGCGGCGCGCCGCGGCGCGTACCGGGGGTAGACGGCCGGCGGGGGCATCGGGCGGGTGACGCCGGCGGCGCCGCGGGGGGCGGCCGGGCGGAAGGCGGGGGCGCCGGGGATGACGTTCGCGGAGCCGCCGGCCGCGCCCGAGGAGGCGGGGACGCCGGCACGGGGGAGCGGCGGGGTGAGGTCGACCGGCCCGGCGTACGGCGAGACGGGCCGCTGACCCGGGAGGGGCGCGGCGACCGCGTTGTGCCCGGCGCGGAGGAAGCGCGACTGGCGGAAGTGGCCTAGGTAGGCGTGCTCCGGCTTCACCTTGACGTACCCGAACGGGTCGTTCCCGCCGCGGGGCGGGTGGTTCCCGCCGGTGTTCTTCGTCGACATGTAGTCTTCTGGCTGCTGCGGCATTACTCCTCCGGGTTCCCGAACTTCTTCGCCGACTTCGTCACGCCGAAGAGCCGGCGGAAGCCGTCGGCGACGATGTCCGCCTGCGGCTGCTCCGGCTCCTCGGGCTCACCGGTGATCTCGGCGAGCTCCTCGCCGCCGGTGCGTAGCGCCCGGCTCGCGCCGGCGAGGTTCTTCGGCTGATTGCTGTCGTACGGCATGTGTTCTCCTCTACGCGGGTGCGGCGCCGGGCGCCTGCGGCGCGTTCGGCGCGAATCCGGCCTCGGCGGACTGCGCGGCCTGCGCCGCGGCGGCCTGGTCTCCGGGCGGCGACGCGCCGGTCGCCCCGGCGAGCCCGGGCTGAAGCTGGCCGGCGGCGACCGTCCCCGGCGCGGGCTGCATCGGCGCCTCGTCGAGCGCGATCGACTCCGGATCGATCCCGGAGGCGACGACGATCTGATTGAAGAGCTTCTGGAAGTCCTTCGTCTGCCCGAAGGCGTCGGCGATCTGTGAGGACGTCGCGAGGAGGTTGACGAGGGAGAGGAGCTTGTTGAACGTCCGCTCCTTAGAAGCCACGCCGCGGAGGCCGCGGACCTTGAACTTCGCGTTGGATACCAGCGCCCACCGCTCGGCCGGAGTCATCCCCTCGAGCTGGAGAGTGAGCCGCGGGCCGAGTATCTGGACGAGCTCCTCGACGACGAAGTCGTCCGCGTACTGGATTATCAGCTTCCACGCCTTCTCGAAGAGCGGCTCGAGGAACGTGTCCTCGAACCGGGCGGCCATCGACTCGAAGAGCGAGCCGGACGCCTGCATCGCCTGGACGATCTCGGTCGCCTTCACCTGGCGGGACGGGAGCTGGCCGAGTTTCGTATCGGGGGTCGCGAGCGCCTCGCCGACGTACGCCTCGAGGCGGTTCAGCCCGTCGAGCGAGACCGGGCTCGCCTCGCCGTTGTCTACCCGCTCGTAGAACTTCTGCCCGATCGGGGTGTTCGGCTTCAAGACCGCGGTGTACCCCTGCGGAATGCCGTCCGCGATCTCCTCGGGCGACTCCATCAGGTCGGGCCGGACCTGGCCGACGCCCCACGCGCCGCGCATCGCCGCGTCGAGGAGGAGGTTGACGAGCTCGTTCGCCGCGCGCCACATCGGGAGCGCGTGGTCGGCGAGCGCCTTGTGGACGGTCGAGCCCGGGACGCGGATCAGCGGCGCGACGATGAACGGGCGCGTCCCGTCCCACGCGGGGTTCGGCGTCGGCTGGCGGAGGATCTGGTCGCCCGACCACGCCCAGAAGACGTTCTCGAAGAGGACGTCGCCGGTCGTCTCGTCGATCACGTCGCCCCACGCCTCGTAGACCTCGACCTCGTACGGGTCGGGCGCGACGTAGCTCTCGCCGGTCCGGTTCCGCCTCGCGTACTCCTCGACGGCGCCGGCCGCCATCCCGTAGAGCGTGTCGACGGCGGCCCGGTCGTACTCGTCGTTCGCCCGGAGCTCGTCGAGCTGCCGGCGGGTCCGATGTATCTCGTAGCGGAGAGCCGGCGACGGGTCCCGGAAGTAGTCCTCGAACGGGACGAGGTCGACGGCCAGCCGCATCACCTCGACGTCTGTCGGCTTCCCGAGGTCGGCGGCGGCCGCGAGCTCGTGGGCCGGGTACGCTCCCGGGTCGAGCTCGGAGTGCTTCGGCTTGCGGTACCGGTAGCGCCGCTGCTTGACGAGGACGGGGTAGACCTTGCCGACGACGAGGCCCTCGAGGATGCCACGCTTGACCGCGTCGCCGACGAATACCTGTATGCCGTACGTTGTCTCCGGCCGGTTGCCGGGGACCCAGAGCCTCTGGAGGTAGTGCAGGAGGATGCCGCGGACGGCGGACGGCGGGATCACAGGCTCGCCGATCCCGGGAGCGTCCGCCGAGAGCCAGTCGTCCGTGTCGGTGAGCGCCCGCTCGAAGGTCCCGACGATGTGCTCGACCGCGAGGGGGAAGCCGGGCGTCACCTCGCGCGACTGGAACTCCGCCTTGTGCGAGAAGTCCTGCTCGCCGAGGTAGCCGTCCCAGTTCTCGGCGTTCTTCCGCTTCCTCCGGTCGCGGTTCAGCGTGCCGCGGTCGAGGTACCGGCGGGAGATGCGGAGGAGGATATCGTTGTCTACGTCAAGCATGAAGGCGCCGATATGTCCGCTCGCGGTGGCAGTTCGAGCACACGACGTCGCACTTCGCGATCTCCGAAACCAGTGTCGCGAGCGCGTGTCGTCGGCCGAGAGCAAGCTCGAAGCGTTTGTTTACGCCTGGGCGATGATCGAAGTCCATAACGTGCGGTTCGTACCGAACGGCGCAGTCGGCGCAGGGCCGCTGTTTAGCCCACACGATGATCTGGTAAGCTGCATCTGTTCGCGCGCGACGTTTCTCAGGAAATCGACGCCGGTACACGCGAGCGTATAGGCGCGCCCGCTCTTTACTGTCAGGCATGCGCGGCCGCGCCGTAGCGCCGCCCTCCGACCTGCGTCACACCGGCGGGGAAGGGACGGCCTGACTGCGCCGTTCCGGTGGTGTATCGAGGTCCCCGGACGGATTTTAAGTTCGCGCTGGACTTGGCGTATCGGGGAACGGGAGAGTCTCCGAACAACCAGTACCCTAGTGCGTCCGCCCCGTTTAGCTGCTCGGCCGGGTTCGACTTGTCGACCGACCCGTTTGCCCGCCACTTCGCGACTTCGAGGTCGTGTGCGAGGCGGGTGCAGTGCGAGGCTATGTCGATCATCTTCCCGCCGTCGCCCGGCCGCAGCGCGCGGTTAACCGCGTCGACCCGGTCGCGGACCGGCGGGTTGACCTGCGGGAGGACGAAGCGGATCGGCGCCGGGTACCGCTGGAGGTACTCCTGGATCAGGTAGAAGCTCGACTCGCCGGTCTGCCCGTCGCGCCGGCGGCCGGTCGCGTCGCCGTAGACCCAGAGCTCGCCGGAGTGCGCTGGGAAGCGGGACCGGAACTCGTTCGTCATCGTCGCGACGTCGGACCGCTCGAGGGCGATCTCGTCGAGGACGCGGAACATCCGGTTGACCTTCTGGCCGACGAGCCAGACGCCGTTCATCGCGTTGAAGTCGACGGCGAGGACGAGTGGGAGGTACGGGTGGACGTTCGGGCGCGGGACGCCGTCCTCGTCGAGCGGCGCGATCGCCGGGTTCATGTGGAACGCGCGGAGGAACGCGGAGTAGACGAGGGAGCCGCCGATCGTCGGGAGGAGCGCGCCGCGGAGCCGGATCATGTGCTCCGGCGTGCCGGGCGGGAAGAGCGCCTCGAGGCGCTCGATCTCCTCGGGGAGGATCGTCGGGTTGTCGTATATCGACGCGGTGAAGATGTCGAGGTTCGGGTCGTTCTTCCCGCCGTCGAGCCACGGGCGGACGACCTTCGGGTACATCCACGTGACGCCGCCGGGCTCGCCCGGGGGCGGGAGGATCGTCGCCGCCCCCCGGATCATCAGCCGCTTCCCGCCGCCGACCCGGAGGCACGACTCGCGGAAGACCTCCTCGTCGGGGACCTCGTCGAAGTCGAAGTCGTCCGCGTCTATCCCCTGGAAGGCGCGGGGGCCCTGGTCGCCCGACTTAAAGATGTTGACCGAGCCGTTCTTCAGCCGGAGCGTCTGGTTCGTGATGTTCCAGTTGGCGATCTCGGCGTCCGGGATCAGCGGCTTCCGCGTCTCGACGCCGGCGCCGTTGTTGAAGAGCTTCGGCTGGACGACGTTCCGGCTCATCTCGTGCTTCAGCGAGACGACGACGGACTTGACCGCGCGGTCGAAGATCGCGATGCCGTTCCCGTACGCGCCGCGCGGGTCGTTCATCCCGAAGCGGAGGCGGGCGGCCCGGCGGGCCATCAGCGCCTCGGTCTTCCCCGAGCGGTTCGCGCCGAAGATCCACGCCTGCGCCTTCGTCGACGCCCAGAAGCTCGCCTGGTGCGGGAACGGGCCCGGGTCGCCGGCGAGGAGGGCGCGGAGGCCGTCCTGCTCGTAGCGCCGCGCGAGGATGTCGGCGGCCTCGGCGGCGAAGCGGACGTCGGCGCCCATCAGCAGGGGTACGGCTCGGGGAGGCAGATACCGTGCCACCGCTGTTCGAGGCAGAAGGCGGCTCGAGACGGGGTGAGGCCGGGCGCCGAGGGGCGGACCGGAGCACAGGCGACGGCGAGCCAGAGGAGGGCGGCGAGCAGCGTCACTCGCACGTCGTGGGCGCGTCGGCCGGCGCTTGCTCGATCAGGGCCGAGATCGCGAGGACGGCGCCCTCGATCCGGAGGACGAGCTGTGACAGACCGGTCGCGGCCGCCCGCGCCTCGGATAGCTTCACCTTCGCCCTGACGAGTTGGTCCTCGTGCTCTGCCCGTTTCATCTTGAGCTGCTCCCTCGTCATCAGGCCCCCGCTATCTCTCCGTCTATAGCTGCGAGGCGCGCAGCGAGGCGCACCTTGCTCTGGGCCGCTGTAGCGTCACTCTCTCCTAATTCGATCGCGGTCAAGGAGCGGATTACCGAGAGAGCCGCCAGCACGGCCGCGCGTCGCTCGGCCGCGGGCGCGAGAGCGAAGGCTACGAAGCTGGCGACGTCGAGGTCTCCCCCGGCGTTGAACCGGCGCAGGAGCGCCTCGATGATGATGTTACTGGGAATGCTCGCCTCCTCAACTGACGAACGCCATGAGGCCGCTCGCCACGGTCAGGTTCCCACGTTCTGAACGATCGTCGTCGCGTGCCACACGATGTTGTTGTTGGCCGCTCCGGTTACCCGGACGAGGACGTTCGCGCCGGAGACGGCGAGGTTCGCGTCCCAGGCGGCCTGGCTCTCGGCGGAGTGGTCGACCGTCGTCACCCCGATCTGCGTAGCCGCGCCGCCGACGGTCTTGAACGTGCCGATCAGGCTGTACGACGCGCCGTCCTCGGCCGTCCCGGCCGACCCGCCGGTCCGGCGGGCGACGACGCGGGCCTCGAGCATGTACGTCATCGAGGCGGTCAGCGCGACGGTCTGGAGCGTCTGGTTCGCGCTCGCGTTGGTCGTCGTGAGCCGGGCCTGGACAACCTGGTACACCGGGTCGTCGTTCGTCGCGACGGACGAGAGAGTGAGCACCTCGCTTCCGAGCAGGCCCTCGACGCGGACTCCGCCCCCGGTCACGTTGACCCTGACATTGGCGACCTTCGTCGTCGTGCCGACGAGGAGGCTCCCGTCGTCGGCGACCCGCATGCGCTCTACGGCCGTCGCGGCCCCGATCGGGCACGTGAAGTACGTCAGGACGCTCCCGTGTGCGCTGACGGTGAAGGTCTCGGCGGCTAGCGCGATCATCGCCGCCGACGTGTTGCCGTAGGACGTCCCGTCGTGGCCGAGGAAGTCGAACGCCCCGAGCGAGTCGCCGCTGCTGACCGCCGACTCGCCGCCGATCGTGCCACGCGCCCGGCGCAGGTGGTGCCGGGGGACGCTGGTCGCGACGTCGCTGCCGGCGGCGTCTATCCGGACCCGCTGTATCCCGTTCCCGGAGACGTGTACCTGCGTGCCGGGGACCGTGATCCCGACGCCGAGGCGATTCGTGACCTCGTCGTAACTGCTCGTGCCGAAGAGGATGTTCCCCTTGGTCGCGTGCGCCGTCGAGCTGAGTGTCAGCGTCTCGCTCGCCGCGGTCCCGCCGCGCGCCGACTGGCCGCCGGCTCGGCCCGCGAGGAGGAGGTACTGCGCGTGGTCGTCGTCCGCGAGCCCGAGGAGTACCCCGTGGTCGAAACTCGCGTTCGCGATCGTCGCGAGATTCGCTCCGGTCAACTCCTCAATGTCGCCGGCACCGGCGGTGATCCGACCGAGGACACGGCTCGCCGCCGAGACGTTCTGGATTTTCGCGTACGTAACGGCGTCGTTCGCGATCGTCAGGGCGCCGCCGGCTGCGAGGGAGGCGTCCGCGGAGACCGCGACCCACGAGGGGTCTGTTCCGTCCGACTGGAGTATCCTGGGCGAGGCGCCGACCGGGAGGCGGACGTTGTTCGAGGCGTCACGTGTGAGTAAGTCGCCCCGAGTCGTCAGCGGTGAGAGGGCATTGAAGGCTGCAAGGGCAGTCGCTTGCCCAGTTCCCCCGCGCGCGATCGACAACTGTCCTGACCAACCAAGGGTGAGCGAGGCGGCTGCCAGGAGCGCCGTCACAGGCGAACCACCAAGTGCCAACGTCACGTTGGTGTCGTCTACCTTCGTCAGCGCGGCGCCGCTGGATATCTCTGCCGCGGTGACGAGCGCCCACGAGAGCGCGCCGCCCGCGGCCGTTTTCAAGAAGCCGCTCGCGGTGATCGACGACGGGAGAGTGTAGTCGAGGTCGGCGGCGTGGGACGAGTCCGTGAACGAGGACCGCCCGCCGCCGGCGTTGCCGAGACTCAGTTGGCGCGTGAGGAACGCGCTGCCGAGCGCGAGGCCCGTGACGGTGTCGAAGCTGAAGTCGTCGGTGCCGTCTAGTATCTCTGAGGGGACGCCCGGCCCCCAGAAGGTCACGTTGCCCGCGTTCCCCGTCGAGGCGTCGAAGATTCCGGTGTCGGTGAGCGACAGCACGCCGAAGCTGGCGAACGGGCGCAGCCCCTCGAGGTTGTCGCCGAAGAGGTCGACGCGGGCGATCTTCCGCTGCGCCGCGGGCGCGGTGCCGACGCTTACGTCGACGACGGCGAGCCAGTCGCCCGAGCCAGAGCCTGCCTCGGTCGCGAGGGAGAAGATGTCGAGGTCGAGGGTTCCCGCGCCGACGATCGGGTCCGGGGTTCCCGTGATCCCTTCGCCGCCGGCTACGCTCGTGACCGTCCCGCTCCCGCCGCCGCTGCCCCCGGAGGAGGCGTCCTCGAACCACGGGGCGGACACTACCAGTACCCCTCGATCGTCACCTCGCTCGCGCCGGCCGACCGGACGTGTATCGAGGAGACGCGGACGGGGAAGACGGAGACCGTCGGGATGTCAGCCGTCCCCGCCTTTCCGACGCGGGACGCGGTCGCGTCGACGTCGGTCGCGATCGCGCCGGTCTTGACGAGGACGCGGTTCGCCGTGTCCCAGTTCCGGACGCGGACCGCCTCGACGAGGCGCGGGAAGGAGATCGTCGTATCGGTCGACGCGGAGAGCGTCGTGTGCGTCGCGGAGAAGTCCTTGAAAGGCAGAGACACGGGGAAGCCCCGCTAGGCGAGCTTTGAACGGAGGTCGTCGATCGCGGCGCGGAGAGCGGCGACCTTCTGGCCGAGATCGGCCTCCTCTGTCTCGAGTTGGGCTACCCGTGCGCGAAGCTCGTTCGCCTCGTCCGAGAGGACGTCGCACTCGGTGTGACCCTGCTGCAGCAGGTCGCGAACCGCCTGGTCGGCGGCGGCCTCCCGCGTCTGGCACGCCCTCTCACAGGCGTCCCGGGCAACCTGGCAGTCGTCCTTGACCTCGTCGAGGAGCCTCTTCGCCTCGGACCGGGCCTCCCCGAGCTTCCGACTCGAGGCCGCCTCCTGCTCCCGCAGACCGGCGAGCCGCGCCTCAGACTCGGCGCACGCCTGGCCGAGCGACGCCTCCCGCGCGACGAGGTCGCGGGCGGCCCGGAGGGTATCTACGAGGGAGAAGAGGTCGTCGAACGTTCCGCGTGCCATCTCTTCTCCTACGCGTCGGCCGCGTTCGGCGTCTTGAGGATCATAACGACGGTCAGGCTCGTCGTCCCGTCGCCCGCCGTGACGTTCGGGCGGACGGTCGCGCAGGTCTCCTGGACGCGCTCGATCGCCGCGGCGGCCATGTTGAGCGCGTTCCCCTGCGCGTCGTTGAGCGCGGCGAACGTCGTCCCGCCGTCTAGGCTTCCCTCGATCCGGAGGTTCCCGGCGGCGCCGAAGGTCCCGAAGACCTGGACGTCCTTGAAGAGGTGGTCCGGCGCCGCGACGAGCGAGCCGGTGTCCGTGTTCAGGAGCCCGGTCCAGGTGACCCGGATCGTCCCGCCGACGAGGTTGACCGTCGTGTGCTGGCGGACGGCCACGCTACGTCACCGGGCCCGTCTCGGACTTCCCGAAGATCGCCTCGACGGACCACGCGGCCGTGCTCGAGAGGGAGATGTCCTGCCCCTCGGCGGCGACGGTGACGAGCGTCGGGAAGTTCCCGCTGACCGGGAGGTTCGCCGCGTGCGCGGTCCCCGCGAGCCCGATCCGGAGATCGGGGACCGTCTCGCCCGGGTTCGGCGGGCGGGGGACGAGGAGGACGAGGTCGTGCCCGGCCGGGACCGCGAGGTCGGCCGCGGTCGTCGACGTGGAGACGACGAGGCTTCCGCCGGCCGTCCCGGCACCGCACGAGCGCGTGAAGTTCTGGAGCGTTCCGATCTGTGACGCGTTCATGCTACCTCCTAGATGAACAGGACCTTGAGTCCGGTGATGGTCGCGCCGGCGGTGAGGACGAAGTTCGCGCCCGTCTCCCAGGCGATGACCGTCGGCTTCGTCTTGCTGAGCTGGAAGCCTGTGTCGCCGGAGACGCCCTTGGCGGTGATCGTCTGCGAGTTCCCCGTCGGCGGGATGACGACGACGAGGGTCGTCCCGGCCGGGACGGTGATCGTGTTCGCGCCGCTGGCGAGGTCGACGGTTGACGTCGAGACGCCGGCCGTGATCGACCACGAGAGCGAGACGGTACTCGACCCCTCCGGCTCGCCGGACAGGGACCCGCCGAAGGTGAGCGTGCCTGTTACCGCCACTGCGTTCTCCTACTGGTACGGATGAAAGACGGGGCGGCCGCGGTGCTCCTGGTACGATCCAGGGAAGACGCTGGCCGCCCCGCCGCTATGCCCGGTTATGGCGAACCGGGGGTACGCGCTGCCCAAAGGCGATTCGGCGCGCTACTCGACGGCAGCGAGCTGCCGGAGGTCTGTGATCCCGAGCTTCTTGACCGCGGCGACGAGGATCGCGCGGAGTTCGATCTCGGAGGCGGCGGTCAGGTCCGGCCGGCTGTCCGGCCCGCCGGAGAGGAAGCTCCGGAGGCGGGAGAGCTCGTCGGTCGCCTTCGTCAGGTTGAGTCCCGCCTTTACGAGGCGGTCGTAGATGACAGTTACCCGCTCGATCGTCTCGAGGGCGGCCGGAGCCGCCGTCCCATCGAGGACGGGCTTGAGGACCTCGAGGAGCGGCGTGATCTGTCCCCCGAGCGTCTCCATCGCGGCGATGTTGCGCTCCGCGACGCCGACGTACCGGCGGATGCTCCGGTCGAGGTCGGTCGGGTCGTACGCCACGATGGACTCCTGCCTCACACCTCTAGGGTACCACAATTCCTTCCCTGTGTCAAGCCTCACGTACCTCTGTTCCTCCCGGCTGTACCAGCGTACCCGCGCGCGCCGGAGCGCCGCACGCTACGGCCCCCTCCCGGGGTCGGCCGCACGGCCCGCGCGCCGCGCCCCCGCGCCCGCGGCCGCACGCTAAGTATGCGAACGCGCACGGGAATCAAAGGGTCGACCGGCGGCGAGGGGCGACCCGCCAGACTGCCCGCATAGGTATCGTATGCGGGCGACCACGCCTCGCGTGTCCGAGCCGGGACCGAGCGGCGCCCTTCTTGGTACCGGCAAGCGTGCAACGGCCCGGCACATTTGCGACACCTGGCCAGCTAGAAAAGCGAGTGATCCCGCGGCGGCGGCGTGGCGCGGCGCTTGCAGCGATGGCCGGCATGACGAACCAGCGAACCTGCCGCACGTGTGGCGAGACACTCAAGCAAGGTTACTACCACAAACACCGGCATACCCTCGGGATGGCAGCGTGCGGGCATACCCGTAGCCGCGTCAAAATGTGCCCAACGTGCAACACGGCCACCTACCGCGCCGCGCGGCGCAAGACGGAGGTTGTATGACGAGCAGGCGTGCGCGAGCGGTGGCCAATCAAAACGCGGCGCGCATCCGCGAGTACGAGGCGGGGTTCCGCGAGGGGCACCGGACCGGATTCGCGGACGGGCTACTCGGGCAGTCCCTTGCCGTCGCCGCGGAGGCAGCGGACGCCGCGATACAGTGGCGGACAGGCTACGCGGACGGCTACCGACAAGGCAACCGTGACGGGCTTCGCCATGACTAGCCTCTTGACCGTCGGCAACCCGAAAACAGCGAAGGGCGAGGCGCGCGGCTACCTGACGGCCGTCCTTCACCTGGCGCCCGCGGACGCGGCCGGGGGCCCGACCGTATGCCCGATGGCGACGGCCGGCTGCAAGGCCGCATGCCTCAACACGGCCGGGCGCGGCGGCATCTTCAAGGCGGGCGAGCGGACAAACGTCATTCAAGAGGCGCGGAAGCGGCGGACGCGCGAGTACCACGCGGACCCCGCGGCGTTCGCGGAGCGGCTAGCCGGCGACGTCGCGCGGCACGTCGCGCGGGCGCGGCGGGCCGGGCTGACGCCGGCCGTGCGCGTCAATGGCACGTCGGACCTCCCCCGGCTGGCGCACGCGATGGCGAAGCGGTTTCCCGACGTGCAGTTTTACGACTACACGAAGATACCCCGCCCGTGGGCGCGGACGCTGCCTAACTATCACCTGACGTTCTCGCGCTCTGAGGATAACTGGCGCGGGGCGCTCTCGGCGGCGGAGCAAGCTGTTCGGCACGGGGTAAGCGTAGCCGTCGTCTTCTCGACGCGGCGCGGCCGGCCGCTCCCGTCGTACTTCGCCGGGCACCTCGTCGTCGATGGCGACATGTCCGATCTGCGCTTTCTCGACGCGCGCGGCGTCGTCGTCGGCCTTCGTGCCAAGGGCCGCGCACGCCGCGACACGAGCGGCTTTGTGGTGGCGGCATGACCGACTTGTGGCTTCACGTCGCGTGGGCGGCCGAGCACGCGCGGAGGGTAGGCGCGACCGGCTTCGTGCTCACGGTGCAGGTACACCCGACCGGGAGCGTAGAGCGAGCGGTCGAGTACGAGGGTACGACCGGCCGATACAGCGGTGCCCGCGGGCACCAGAAGGTAAGGTGACACCATGATTGTCGTCCGAGAAGGAGCCGCGCTCTGCACCGCGGCCGAGCGGTGGGCGTGCATCCCGCGCGTTGTCATCAACGGCGGGCATGACTACGTAGGACACGGGCTGCCCGCGACCGGCGAAGGACCGGACGTGTGCTTTCTTTGCACCCGGCCCGCCGTAACGCACCCAGCGCCGCGGCCGAAGCCGTGCGGCAACTGCGGCCGACGCCGGCTGCACCGTCGCAGTTGTACCACGATCGACAGAAATGCAACGCTTCTCGAGCGACCGGGCGGCGGCGGGCCGCGCCAGAGCTAGCGCCTCGGCTGGCACGTCGCTTGCAGGTACGAGAGCCAACCTAACGGAGGTACGATGGCGCACATGATCGACTCACTCGCCTGGCACGGGCAGGTCCCGTGGCACGGGCTCGGGCTGCGGCTCCCGCGGCTCGCGACGGTAGACGAGATGATCCGCTTCGGCGGGCTCGACTGGGAGGTCATTCCCCGGCCGCTCTTCCAGGCGGACGAGGCGGGCTCGGGCGCGAGCGTCCCGGGCTATAAGGCGTTGACCCGCTCGGACCGGCCGGGCACTACGCTCGCCGTCGTCTCGGAAAGCTACGGCATCGTCCAGAATGCCGAGGCGCTCGCGCTCGCGGCGGCCGCGGTCGGCAGCGACAAGGCGGTCGCCGAGGTCGCCGGCTCGCTCGACGGCGGGCGACGCGTCTTCGTCGTCCTCAACCTCAAGTCGGCCGGGTTCGACGTCGCGGGCGAGCGAGTCTCGCCGTTCGTCGTCTGCTACACCGGGCACGATGGGTCAACAGCGGTCGGGTTCCGCTTCACCCCCGTCCGTGTCGTCTGTCAAAACACGCTCTCGGCCGCGCTCGGCTGCGCGACGCCTAACGAGATGACGTTTCGCCACACCCAAAACGTGGCGGAGCGTGTCGCGCGGGCGGCCAAGATGATCGAGTCGGCCCGGGCCTACTTCGGCCTCTTCCACACGGTCGCGCTGCATCTCGTCAATCGGCACATGCCGATCGAGACGGCGCAGGAATTCGCCGAGCGCCTCTTCCCGACCTACCGGAACGCCGCGCATGAGGTGATCGTGCCGGCGAATCAGCGAAAGGTGATCGCGCTTTTCTCACACCAGGTGAGCCAGGGCGACGGCGCCGTCGCCGGGACCCGCTGGGGCTTCTTCAACGCGGTGACCGCGCTCCTCGACCACAACGCGCGGGCGGGCGACCGGATGGGCCGGGCACTCGCCGGGAACGAAGTCCGCGACCGCGCGATGACGATGCTCCTCGCCGCCGCCTAGCCGGACGCTAGCCGACCGCCTTCCCCGCGGAGGGCGGCCGAGCGAGCGCCCCACGCCCGAGAAGAGAGGACTATGCGAACAGGACCGTACATCGGATCTGACGGCTTCACCGTCGAGCCCGTCCACGTCATCATCAAAGGGCGTGCCCTGAGAGAGGCCGCCAACACCGCCGTCGATGCGCTCACGACGTTCCTTGCGGCGTGCGAGCGGACCGACACCTTCACCTGCAGCCTCGTAGACCAGGTCCGCGACGGCGCGGGCGAGGCCGAGCCGACGTACGTGCCCGGCTCGAGCGAGAAGGTCTACGCGCTCTCGACGATGCCGACCCGCTACATTGTCAACTGCGTCCGGATGTCAGACGCGCGGCTGGCGGCCGGCATCCGGCGCGAGCTGCACGCAGAGCTGCAGCGGCGGAACGACCGGGTGGGTGGGTGACCGGCGTCCCCTGCATCGTCTGCGGCCGCCGCCGCGGGCACGACGCCGCCGAGCACGAGCGGCACCGGGCCGAGCGGCGGCGGTGCGCGAACCTCCTCCGGCGGACGTGGCCGCCGCTCGCCGGGCTCGGGCCGCTGCTCGAGCACTACGCGGCGGGGGAGGCCGGCCGCCCGGCCCCCGCGCCGCGGGTCGAGTGGGGCGCGAAGGTGCTCCGGGGCGGGCGGGTCGTTCACCGGCCGGTCGAAAGAGAGGGGAAGAGCACGTGAGAAAAGCGATGCGCGACCGTTTCGCTATCTTCTGGCGCGGCGTCGCCGGCTGGCCGTACCGTGGACGGGCGCGAGAGGGCGGAGAGTCCGCATCGCGGTATCTGCTTGGCCTGAGACGGGGTTTGATTCCCGACTTCCACGAGGCCCCTGACGGGCATATTCACTTCACTGCACGGGTCCCGCTGCATGCACTCTCTCCAGAGAGAGAGATGCAGTGCAGCAGTGACCTGGCGGTGCAGAAGTGTAACGAATTCGAGGCCGGGATTCTGCTAGGGATGATGCGATGACGCACCCCGTCGAAGCCTACCTCGCGACCCTCGCGCCGTCCACCCGCCGGGTCGCGTTGAGCGACCTGCGTACCGCAGGCGCTATAGCCTGGCCGCAGTTCACCGGCCTTGCCGCGGGCGACGATCAGTGGTTTCGCCTGGACGCCGAGACCTGCGGTCGGATCAGGGATGTCCTTGCTTCGCGCTACGCGCCCGCTACAGCCCGCCGGATGCTCTCTGGCGTACGCGGGGTGGTCCGGGCGTCCTGGCGGCTCGGGCTCGTCTCCTGGGACGCGCATGTGCGCCTCCTCGCGAGCCTCCCGGCCGTCCGGGGCGGGCGGCTCGGGCGGGGGCGGGCGCTCACATGGCCCGAGGTACAGCGGCTTCTCGTCGCGGCCGATGACGCGGAAGGGTGCGCTCTCCTCGCGGTCGCCTGCGGCGCCGGCCTCCGCCGCGCCGAGCTGTGCGGCTTGCTCTGGCGCCAGGTAGCCGAGGGACACGTCCGTGTCCTCGGGAAGGGCAACAAGGAACGTCGGATGCGCCTTCCGGCGTGGGCGCTCGTCCCCTTGCTGGAGTGGCACGTCGGCGCGCCCCGGGGTGAGTACGTCTTCCGCTGGCGCGACGGCAAGTCCGTCTGGCGCGTCGTCGACGCGGCCGCCGAGCGCGCCGGCCTCGGCCGCCTCTCTCCGCACGACCTGCGGAGAACGTTCGCCTCGCTCGCCCTTGCGACCGGCATCCAGGCGGCCGACCTCCGCCGGATGATGGGCCACGCGTCGATCACGACGACGATGCGGTACGACCGGCGGCCGGACGCCGACGTCCTCGAGGCGGCCGCGAAGCTCGACGACCCGGGCGCGTTTGACACGCCGCGCCGGGTTTGATACCTTGGAGGTAACGATGATCTACGGGTGGCACTTCTTGAGGAAGGACCGGCGGCTCGGCTACGGCGACAATCGCCTGATCCGGGAGGGGACGACTTATACCGTCCTGCACAACCGGCCGCTAGAGCTCTATGAATACGGGCTCCACGCGAGTCGCCGCGCGATCGACGCGCTCCAATTCGCACCTGGCTCCGTCGTCTGCCGTGTCGCGCTACCCGGGGCGTCGGTGGAGGAGGACGACAAGATGGTCGCCTACTCCCGAAAGGTCCTCTGGCTCGCCGACGCGGAGCGCGCCCTCCGCGAATTCGCGTGCGACTGCGCCGAGGCCGCGCTCCGGGGAGAAGAAGCTGCGGGAAACTCGCCCAGCTGTCGAAGCTGGCATGCCGTCCGCGTCGCTCGGCTGTTTCTCGCGGGATCAGCGACAATCGACGAACTAAACGCCGCGTGGAGCGCCGCGTGGAGCGCCGCGGAGAGCGCCGCGGAGAGCGCCGCGCGGAGCGCCGCGAGGAGGGCCGCGGAGAGCGCCGCGGAGAGCGCCGCGGAGAGCGCCGCGGGGAGCGCCGCGGGGAGCGCCGCGTGGAGCGCCGCGTGGAGCGCCGCGCGGAGCGCCCAAAACGCCGTCTTCGAGGCACGTCTTCGTCACCTGCACCGGACCGGGAAATGACGCGCACACTCGACGGCACCAATCACCGGCCGCGCCCGGCGGAGGAGCAGGAGCACCTAGACTCCGTCGGCTACTGGAGTAGGCGCGACAGGTGGACAGCCCTTGGCCGTCGACTCAGTGCTCTCCGGCTCGACGCCGCCCGCGCCGGCCGCCCCCTCGAGGAGATGCCCGGCGCCCCCGCCTTGGTCGCCGCCTTCAAGGCGCTCGGAAAGGAGCTCGACCGTCATGCCCGATGAAGTCCGCCACCTCGCGATCGCGTACGAGACGGAGAACGCCTTCGACTCCGGCGCCCGCGGCTTCGGCGCCTCCGCGCCGCGCCCCGCCCTGACCCGGTACGTCGTCCCCGGCGACATCGTCGTCGCCGTCGCCGTCGCCCTCTCCCACGCGTTCGACGCGCTCCGGATGGCGGCCGTAGCGTCCGCGGAGGACAACGGCGAGGCGGTAGCCGTTTCCCTCCGCTACCTACACGGCCGGCTCGACACGATACACGAGGCGGTCGTCGCGGTCGTCTCCGCCCACCCCGAGGAGGTTCCACATGGAAGCCACAGACCTTGCTGAGCAGCTACGCGCGGCCGTCGTGGACCTCGACGACATCGGGGCGGATGCGTCCGCCGGCTACGAGGACACCGACTTCTTCGTCGACGTCGCCGGCGAGCGGTTCCTCGTCGCGGTGATGAAGGTGAGCGAGTAGTTTGAGCCCCCTCGAGTACGCCCGCGCGTACGCCGCCCGCGGCTGGTCCGTGATCCCGCTCGTTCCGGGGACAAAGCGGCCGGCCGTCGAGCTCCGGCCGTTCCTCACGGGGGAGCGGCGCGCGTGGCCGGCGGAGCTCGAGCAGTGGTGGGGCGAGCCGCTCGCGACCGACGAGCGTGGGCGCGGATACGGCATCGGCATCGTCTGCGGCCGTCCGTCCGGCGGCCTCGTCGTCCTCGACGTCGACCCGCGGAACGGAGGGCAGCTAGATATCGAAGCCGAGGGCTTGTGGTTCGCGCCACGCGTCGTCACTGGAGGCGGCGGACTGCACGTCTACTGCTCGTCCAGTTCACCCGTCTCGAAGGGAAAGACGAGTCGGCTCGGCATCGACCGCCAGGGGGACGGCTCGTTCGTCGTCGCCCCCCCGAGCCGTCACCCGGGGGGCGGCAAGTACTTGTGGTTCGGAGACGATGCCGCGTGGGCGACGAACGAGCTCGCGCCGCTCCCAGCGTGGGCGCTCGAGCGCCCCGAGGCGACCGCCGCGCCCGCCGCCGGGACGACCGACCTGTGGGTCGCCGCCGCCCTCGCCCGTCCCGAGGACGTCTCGATCGGTACGCAGCACGAGACGCTCACCCGCCTCGCGTGGTGGGCGGCCGGCCACCTCGACCGGGACGTCGCCGAGGTCGTTCTCCTGGGATGGGCGGCCCGCTTGACACTCGGAAACCCACGCCAGCCGTGGGCCCTAGCGGACGTCCGGAACCGACTCGACTCGGCGTACGAGAAGCGCGAGGTTGTCTTCTCCGTCGAGAGCGCGCCCGCCTCCGCCCCCGTCGGGTCGACATCGGCATCGGCATCGGCCCCGCCGCCCGAGGTCCCCGCCTCCGCCTTCGTCCCCGTCCGCTCCCTCGAGTTCCCGGACCAGGACTGGGTCGTCGAGGACTTCGTCGCCCCGGGCGCGTTCACCGAGGTAATCGGCAAGGTCAAGAAGGGGAAGTCGACGCTCGTCTACCAGCTCGTCCGCTCGGTCCTCACCGGCGAGCCGTTCCTCGGGCGCGCGGTCTCGCCCGGCCCGGTCGTCGTCCTCACCGAGCAGGAGGGCGCGTCGCTGAAGGCGACCCTCACGCGGGCCGGGCTGTACGGCGCCGACCTCCCGCTCGTCGTCGTCCGCAAGTCCGGGCTCGCCGCCCTCGGCCCGTGGCCGGTCGCCGCCGCGGCCGTCGTCGACCTCGCGACCTGGCTCGGGGCGAAGGTGATCGTCGTCGACACGCTCGCCCGACTCGCCCGGATCCGGGGGGACGCGGAGAACAGCTCGGGCTCGGTCGCCGTCCTCGACCCGCTCGACCGGGCGCGCTCGGCCGGCGTCGCGTGCGTCTTCGTCCGGCACGCGCGAAAGGGCGCGAGCGGCGAGGTCGACGACATCGCGGACGCCGCACGGGGCAGCTCGGCGATTACGGGCGACATGGACGTCGTCATCCGGCACCGGCCGCACGGGGGCGACGGCGGCGACCTCCGTGTCCTCTCGTGGGAGTCCCGGCTGACGGACGACCCGGACGACGTCGCGCTCCGGTACGTTGACGGGCGGTACGAGGTCGTCGAGATGCCCGACCCGGCCGGCCGCGTCCGGCACAACGAGGGCGTCGACGCGATGCGGCGCGCGCTCGCCGGCGGGGCGAGGACGTACGCCGAGCTCCGGGCGGCGACCGGGATGAGGAGTGACCACACGATCGCGAAGTACAAGAAGATCGTCGAGGACGGCGAGGCGCTCCCGGCGCCGCCGGCACGGGACGACGGGAGTGTCAAGACGTGAACCCGATTGACCGTAGCGGGCGAGACCGCTATCCTGAAGATGTGATCGAGCGGCTCGCCAAAAAGGTTCTCCCGATCCGCCTCCGCCCACACACACGCGGCGAGGCGCGGGCGGCCCGCCGCCGGAAGTGGAGGGACGCGTGGCGCGCAAGCCAGACCCGGTCATCCTGATCCCCCGGAAGCCGCGGGAGAAGCCGTGACGCGGCTGACGCTCTGGGCCGAGCTCCCCGACCTCGTCGCCGCCGCGCACCGGCGCTTCGGGACGCCGGCCGACGTCCTCCTCGAGCCGTTCTCCCCGTCCCGCCGGGTCAAGGCGGACGGCCGGGCGTACCGCGGCCGGGCGGTGACGCCGTCCCTCGACCTCCGCGTCCACCGCTACCACCGCCCGCGCCAGGCTCTCTCCGAGGCGACGATCATGGCGACGTTCGCGCACGAGCTCGCCCACCTCGGGACGTGGGGCCGGGAGAGTCTGCACCACGGCCCGAAGTGGCGGGCGCTCACGTACGAGATCGCCGCGTGGCTCCGGGCGCGCGGCTACCGGGTCAGCACGAACCTGACCTTCGGGTCGTACCCGAGGTCGAGAAGGAGGAAGTGATGCCGATGTTCAAAATCGCCGGTCAGCCGGCGACGATCTGGTTCCCGCGCGAGCGCCTAGTCTCGATGGAGAGCGCGCCGGGCGGGTTGACGACGCACGTCCGGGCGGTCCTGCTTACCCCGAAGGGCGAGGCGCTCGGGACGTTTGAGGTCGAGGGCCGCGTCGAGCTGCTCGCGGCGGCGGTCGACGGCGGGAAGCCGACGGAGATCGGGCAGTGACCGCGCACACGGTCGAGGACGCCCGCCGCCTGCTCGCCGTCGTCGACGCAGGTCTCGTCTCGGGAGTCGGGAAACCGGTCCCGGGGCAGATGTGCGTCGAGGCCGCCGTCTGCTACACGCTCGGCGAGGCGCACGGCGACGAGCCGTCGTGCGTCGCCCCGGCGGTGCGGGCGTTCAAGATCAGGCTCAACGACTCGCGCTGGTCCTCGCCGAAAGCGAGGGCTGTAGGACTCAGAGCGGTCGCCGTCGCACAGCTTGGGTCCCGGGAGATCGTCGACGGGCGACGCTTCGCCGCACGGGTCGCCGAGTTGACGATCAGAGAGGTATTGCCCCCCGCTTTGGTTGCCGTCGGGTTACATAAAGAGGCGGAACGGTGTGCTTTGGAGGGCTCTTACGCCGCCGCCTCCGCCGCCGCCGCCGCCGCCGCCGACGCCACCGCCTCCGCCGCCGCCGCCTCCGCCGCCGCCGCCGCCGCCGCCGACGCCACCGCCTCCGCCGCCGCCGCCTCCGCCGCCGCCGCCTCCGCCGCCGACTACGCCGCCGCCGCCGCCAACTACGCCGCCGCCGGCACCCCCTCCGCCGCCGACAAGATTCTCACCCTGTCGGCCGACATCTGCCTCGGCGTCCTCCGCGAGTGCGGCTCGCCCGGCGTCGCCCTCTGGGACGCTATCCAAGCGGAGGAGAAGCGATGATCGGGCGGCAGTCCTGATGGGCGCCGGCGACCGCTTCCAGGAGCCGCGCTTCTCCGTCCCGATGCCGGGCGGCGACCGGCCGTGGCCGTTCGAGGTGATGGCGCGCTCGCGGAGGCGGCGGCTCGCCGTCCAGGCCCCGAAGCCGTTCGGCCTCTGCCCGGTCTGTGGCCACGTCGGCGCGCCCGGCCACTACGACGAGCGCGACACCGCCCGCGTCCGGCGGCGCGTCTGCTTCGGGAGGCCGACGTGATATTCCTCTGTCTGTATTGCGTTGGGCGACGTAAGCGACCGTGCTCACTCAATCAGTCCTTGTGTGAGGACTGTCTAGATTGGTGGAATCGTCCACCGAGGCGACGCTAATGCCGACCGTCCCGTACTTCTCCGCCGCCGGTGTCCGCCTCCCGGGGGTAACTTGGGTTCTAGGTCAGAATCTAGGCTGGAATAAGGACGCCCTCATGAAGTGGGCGAACCGCGAGGGACTCGCCGGCCGGGACATCCGCGGTGACCGGTCGACGTCCAACGTCGCGGCGACGATCGGGACCGCCGTCCACGCGATGATCGAGGCGCACATACAGGGGTGGGACCCGGTCGCCGCCGCCGGGTCGGAGCTCGCCGGCCTGCCGGACGGGGACCGGGCGAAGGTCCACGCCGGCTTCGACGGCTTCCAGCGGTGGGCGCGGAACAACCGGATCACGGTGATCGGGACCGAGCTCTACGGGGTCGACGAGGAGTACCAGACCGGCTTCTGCCTCGACGGGCTCGGGCTCGAGGAGGCAGAGATCGGACCGGCCGGCCTGACTCTCTTGGATTGGAAACGAACAAAAGGGACATACGCGGATCACTTCATCCAGGTCGCCGCGTACACCGAGTTCGTCGAGAAGAAGCTACGTTGTTGGGGGATGCTCCCGACGGACGGATACTTGACTGGCGCGCATGTCTTGCGTGTAGGTGACGGGAATTTCAAGCATCAGTTCTGGACGCGGGCGCAGCTCGAGGACGGCTGGAAGGTCTTCTCGTGGCTCCGGGCGTTGCACCAGGTCCGGTGGACGATCGAGGGGTACGTCAAGTGACCCCGGTAGAGGATACGCCGGCGTTCCGACTGTGGCTCCGTGACGTCGTCGACGCGTGGTTCGACGCGTCCAGCGACGCCTCCGACGCCGGCTACTCGGTGGTCGCTCGGGACGCGCTGCCGGCGCTCGTCGACCAGCTTGCCCGCGCGCGGCACACGATCGGGGGGTACGTGAAGTAGGCAACTAGGGAGTGCGCCTCCGTCGGCGCGGCGACGCGTCGCACGTGTACTGAGAGCACTAGTTAGGGGCACACGGCCGGCGCGCAGGTGGGGGCCGCCGTCCACAACTCAGGCGACAGACGAGCGGGAACTTCCCCGCCGAGAACAGAGGAGAGAAGAATGAGCATACCGACCGAGGCGGCGCCGCTGCCGCAGCCGCCCGCCGACGAGGGGACCGTCACCTTCGGGGGCGGCGTGCACCAGACGTTCCGCGGGACCGTCGCCGACGGCGTCGCGAAGGGGGCGACGATCAAGGGGTGGAAGCGGGTGACGTCGACGTTCGACGGGCAGCCGAAGGAGCAGTTCTGCTTCCTCTTCAACCTCGCCGGCCGCGAGGTGGACGGGGAGCTCGCGTTCTACACCGGCGTCAAGGTCTCGACGCACCCGAAGAGCAAGCTCGTCCCGTTCCTCAAGACGATCGGCGCGCGGGTCCCGACGCCGGACAACCCGAAGCTGCCCGACGTCGTCGGGGCGAAGGCCGACCTCTTCATCAAGAACGAGCCGAGCACGAGCGACCCGACGAGGACGTACCCGAAGGTCAAGGAGGTCCTGGCCGCGAGCTAGGACGAAACCGGCGGGGCGGACACGGAGGTTCGCCCCGCCCAACCTGGAGGAACGATGCAGGAGATCTTCGTATCGGCGCTCTGCTACGCCTGGCTGATAGAGAATGGCCACGACAACCTCGCGAACGGCTGTGCGGGCGTCGCGGCGGCCCTCGTGATTCTTGCGGTCGTAGCCGCCTTCAGCCGATGATCGTCCGGAACGCGGCCCGCTGCCGCCGCTGCGGCACCGAGGTCGAGTCGAGGCACCGGCACGAGTTCGCCCGCTGCAGGTGCGGGGCGGTCGCCGTCGACGGCGGCAAGGCGTACCTCCGCCGCGTCGGAAACCTCGAGGACTTCGAGGAGCTGAGTGAGCACACCGAGGCGTAGCTGCGCCGAGCTTGGCTGTCCGCACCCCCCACGGTCGTCTCGGGCGCGGTACTGCTACGAGTGCGGCTCAGTTCGAGCCAGGCACCGAAGGCAGCGGCAAGGACGAGCGCAGCCGCCGGGGGCTCCGCCGTTGTCGGGGACGCCGAATGCGGTCGCGCTGCGGGAGGCACGACGGCAGGGCCGTACCCGGGCGGCCCACACCTCGAGCGAAACGTACTGGCGAAATATCCGGTCGAAGTACGGGTTGACTCGAGAATTGTACGAGCGTCTGGCGGCCGCGCAGGATGGGCGGTGTGCGGTGTGCCGCTGCCAGCCTCGCAAACAGCGTTTGGGGGTGGATCATAATCACGCGCTAGCAAAGTTGTACGGCGCGGCTGACCCGCGGTCTATCCGGGGGTTGCTGTGCGGGCCCTGCAACCACCGCCTTCTTGGCACCGCTCGGGACAACCCGGACGTCTTGCAGCGCGCGATCGACTACTTGCGAGACCCGCCCGCGCGGCGTATACTGGAGCTGTGATGACGCGGCGGCAGAGGATAGAGCGGCGAGCGAGACGTCGGTGGCTGCGCTTCGCCGTCCAATACGAGTTCGTCCACCGGAACGAGAGCGGCCCCGCCCGCTTCGTCCGCTGGCACTGGCTCGGCCGGTCGTACGCGCGGTATCACGGGAAGCCAGCCCACTTCTCCGGTGAGATCGGGCGCATCGAGAGCGTGAGGTTCGTGTGCTCGTGACCGACCGCACCTTCTCCGCCCGAGCCGAGCGCGCCTCCCGAGCCGACCAGGTGACCGTCGATATCGAGTCGACTGGCCTCTCGCCGTGGGCCGGCGACCGGGCGGTAGGAGTCGCGGTCGAGGTCGACGGGGAGGCGGACTACTTCCCGGCGCGGCACGGTGGCGGCGGGAACCTCCCGGACGGGTCGCTCCCGAAGCTGCTCTCCGCCCTCCGGGGGAAGACGATCGGCGGCTGGAACGTCCGCTTCGACCTGACGATGCTCTCGTTCGAGGACGGCGGCGACTGGTGCCTCGCGCCCGACGTCATCACCGAGGACGGAATTATCGACGCCCTGCTGATAGACGAGAACGAGCCGTCGTTCTCTCTCTTCTCGATCGCCGAGAGGTACCTCGGCCGCGGCGCCGGCGGGACGAAGACCGAGATGGACCGGCTCCTCGCCGCGCGGTTCCCCGGCGTCCGCTCGAAGAAGGCGCTCAAGGGGAAGCTGCACGAGCTCTCCGCCGCCGACGTCGAGCCGTACGCGTGCGGCGACGTCCTCCTCCCGCGGCTCCTCCGCGAGAGGTACGCGCCCGCGCTCGAGGCGTGGGGGCTCACCGGGCTCGCCGCCGAGATGAACGCGTACAACCTCCTCCTCGCGCGGATGCAGAAGACCGGCATCGCGATCGACGTCGCCCGCTGCCGCCTCCTCAGCAAGGTGACGGAGGCGCGGCGCGCCGGCCTCCTCGAGCGGCTGCGCGGCGAGGCCGAGGCGATCTTCAACCCGAACTCGTGGCAACAGGTGAAGAAGCTCACGGGCGCCCCCGACGCCCGCGCGGCGACCCTCGAGCGGTGGGACCACCCGGTCGCGCGTGGGATCATCGAGTACAAGAAGCTCGGGAAGGCGAAGGCCGCGTACTATGACGCGATCTGCGAGCTCGTCGACGCCGGCGGCGACCTCCACCCGCAGCTCAACCTGACCCGCGACCCGAGCGACGCGTACGGGACCCGGACCGGCCGGCTCTCGTGCTCGCACCCGAACTTCCAGGCGCTACCCCACGCGGACGACGACCCGGCCGCGATCTACCAGGTCCGCGACCTCGTCGTCCCGCGGCCGGGCATGAAGCTCGCGAAGCTCGACTACGAGCGCGCCGAGGTCTGGATGGGCGCCTCGTTCTGCCGCGAGCCGCGCCTCCTCGAGGCGTACCGCGACCGGCGCGACCTGTATGCCGAGATGTCGGCCGATCTCGGGATCGGCCGGCAGCAGGCGAAGATCCTCTTCCTGATGATCCAGTACGGCGCCGGCGCGTGGAAGATCGCGCAGACGTTCGGGTGGACGGAGGACCGGGCGTTCGCCGTCCGGTCGAGGTTCTTCGACCTCTACCCCGCGGTCCGGGCGGCGATGCGCGGGTACGCCGACGCGTGGGAGGGGACGGGCGTCGTCCGGCTGTGGACCGGCCGCGCCTGCCACTACCCCGGCGACCGGGCTTACGCCGCGTGGAACCGGGTAATCCAGGGCGCGGTCGCCGAGATGATCCGGGTCGCGATGCAGCGGCTCGAGGGGCCGCTTGCCGCGCTCGGGGCGCGGATGATCCTCCAGGTTCACGACGAGCTCGTCGTCGAGTACCCGGCGGGGGCGGAGCGGGAGGTCGTCGCCCTCTGTGTCCGCGAGATGACGGCGTTCGACCAGTTTCTCCTGCGGCCGCGAGTCGAGCCGAAGGTGTCCGCGACGAACTACGCCGAGATGGCGGCGTACATGGAGGCATCGTGACACAGCGAGAGAGACTGACGAAGATGGCGGACGCCGCCCTCCGCGGCTTCCAGGAGGAGCCGGGCTCGCCGGCCGCGATCAACGGCGCGCTGCTCGTAATCGCGTTCGCGCTCGTCGTCGCCGCGGACGGGCCGGCCCTGGACTCCGGCTTCCGCCCGTGGGAACCGTCTCCGGCGTGAGGTACGCCGCGGAGTTCCTCGGCCCGGCTATCCTCTGGGGCCTCCTCGCCGCCGTCCCGGCAGTGACAGCGGAGTACCTCTACCGGACGCTCCCGGGCCCGTGGCTCCGGCACATCTACCTCTGGGTCCCGCTCCAGCTCTCGATCGGGTACTGCATCTACCGGCTCGTCAACGTCCCGAACACCGCCCTCGTCGACGCGTTCGTCGCGTGGGCGTTCTCGACGATCGCGATGCGTGTCGTCGTCTCGGTCTTTGTCCTCGGCGACGCGGTCCGGGGCGGGACGTGGTACGCGCTCGCGCTGATCGTCATGGCCAGGATCGCCCAGGTCGCCTGGGGAAGATAGGAGGAGAGATGAGTTACGATCCGAGGGAACAAGACGCCGTCCTCGACGCCTTCCGCGGCCTCCTCGCCGCCGCCACCAGGGACGGCGGGGCGAAGCGGGCGCGGGGCGAGAAGCCGCCGTGGTACCAGGACCCGTCGCACGAGGCCGCGGTCTTCTCGCACCTCTCGCGGTGGAAGCACGGCGAGGAGCGGGACCCAGACAGCGGCGTCCACCCGCTCGTCCACCTCGCGTGGCGCGCGCTCGCGATCGCGTACGTCGAGACGTGCGGGCCGGTCCCTCCGGTCGCCTCCGAGCAGTACAAGATCGACGTCGGCAACGGGCTGGCGGCGGCGCGGAGGGCGATCGGGTGATCGGAGGCGGCTGGGGAGGCTGGTGGTACTGCCGCGGGTGCGGCTCGGCGCAGGCCGGGGCGCCGCCGTTTCCGGACCGGCCGGGGCGGTGCGGCCGGTGCGGCCCCGGAGACGGCTTCGTCCCGTGCCCGGCGATGCACGGGCAGCGGGTGTGCCCCCTCTGCCGGGGGACCGGCTACGTGGAGGAGATCGTATGAAAGAGGGAGATGGCTAGGTACTGTCGAGTCTGCGGCTGGCGCCTGCCGCGCGCCCGATCGGGAGACGCGGTCGGCCTGTGCGACGAGGCGTGCGAGGAGGCGTGGCAGAACCAGACGGGAGGGATCGTGAGGGCGAAGGAGTACGAGGTCTTGCGGAGGGCGGTCGAGGAGGGGGTCGCGGCGGGGCTCCGGCGGTTCAACAAGTACGCGCCGGAGGGGCAGCAGGTCGACGCCGACCGGGTAGCGGACGCGGTCGAGGAGGCGGTGACCGGCTCGATCTGTGAGTGGTTCGACTTCGAAGACGAGGCGGAGGAACCCACGTTCGACGACGGCGACCTGGGCCGCCAGTGAACCTCGAGCCGCCGAGCTGGCTCGACTACCTGACCGCGCTCGCCCTCGCCGCCGCGATCTGGTTCGCTATCGCGGCGCCCCCGTGTCGCCCCGGAGTAGGCTGCCGAGGTACGCCAGCTCCTCCCGCAGGAAGCCGGCGGTGACGACGACCGCGCCGCCGGCGAGGAGGAAGACGGCGACCGACGCGAGGACAACGAGGACGCCGGCGCCGGCCGCGATCGCCGCGACCCCGTGGACGTAGAACCAGCCGGCGGCGACGAGCCGCTTTACCTTCTGCATCTCACCTCCGCTTGTTCGCACCCTGGATCTTCTCGAACGTCCGGAGCCCGCCGAGCCCGAGCATCCCGAGGAGGACCGGCATCAGCGTGTCGACCGCGAGCGCCGGGAGCGGCGGGAGGTGGACGCCGGCCGCGACCAGGGCGAAGTTCAGCAGCGGGAGCGCGACGAAGTTCCACGCGAGCGACGCGCCGCAGACCCAGCCGACGAACGGCCGCCACCCGGAGACGAAGATGCTCTCGGACTTCGCCTCCTCCGCGTTGACCGCGAGCTGCGCCTGGA